TCAAAGATGTCTAAGCTAAACTTAGCCAGCTTCAATTGTAACAGCGTAGCTGTACTTAGTAGCGTCAAGAGCTGCACTTGAGTTAGTCGTAAGAGCTTTAAAGTCAATACGAGTGCTCATGTACATTGCAGTGACCTGCTGACGTGGTTCGTACTCGCTCTCAATCTCGATACCGCGACGTTCTGCAATCATAAAGCCAGGCTTATAGCAGAGAACTCCGAGGTCACGACCGGTTCCACCAACGTTATCTAAGAACTCAGTGATTGCAATTGGGATACCGTAAACGGCGCCAACTGAACCTGTGAGGTAGGTAGCGTTTGGACCAAACTTGTCAACTGTCTGGAAATCAGAAGTTGTAACAAGGTTGTTGTAACCTTCGATTGATGTCAAGTACACAAGGTCGTTACCAAGCTGAAGGCCATACTTGCCAAGCTTAGTGCGGGCTGCAGCGATATCTGACGGATCAGCTTTATCGTTTGCAGAACCTGTGTCCACAGTCAGGCCTGCGCCTACGTCGTCAGTCAGGTTAGTAATACCTTCGATGACAGACGCATAACCAGTACCGGCTGTAATTGCGTTTGTTGGTTGTGCTGTAAATCCAGACAACGCACCAGTTCCACGTAGAATTGCTTTATCGATAGCACGGGCTAAACGACGTGTAGCAGCTGCACGCAAGAAGTCGAGCAAAGGAAGAACTGTATCTTCTTCTTCGTCTTTTGCGAGGTGTGTGGTAGCCATGAACTTATGTGGAGTAAAGTCCACTGAGCTGATGGTGTTCTGGTTGCTGGTTGGTACGCGAGTTGCGTCAGCAATACCTGTAGCAAATGTGCCAGAAGCAAATTGTGCTACATCACCGTCTGTATCTTCGTCAGCTACTGGTACGCGGAATGTTTTCGCGTCAACAGCCATACGATTGAACATTGGAGCAACAACTAGCTGCTGTTCCATTTCGGTGTAAATGTTTTGTGAGAAGTTGCTCAAGAACTGATCAACAGATGTGACTGCTTTCATCTTGGCACCGAATTTGGTGTCAAAAATGTCACGCTTGTTTAACAATTTCGCAACAAGAACGGCGTTAGCCATATCTTTTTCAGAATACTGAGCTGCATTGCGGCCCTGCTCCTGGAAGTGCATTTTTGAGCGCTGCAGTGCAGCAATCTCTTCTTGGTATTTGTTCATCTGAGCTTTAAGTTCTGCAACTTGCTCTGATTCACGCGGTGTATAAGCATTATTGCTATCACCTTTAACTAGCATTTGCTGGTCAGCAGCGTCTGCTTCCTTCACGATAGCGTTCCCGGCCTCTTGGACCAGTTCGGCAACTGCAGGCTCAGACACTGTAGCACGTGGTGCTTCTTTTTTGATCTCTTCAGCTGGTACAGCTTTAGTAAGATCGATTGTATCTACGACTTGATCAGCCATTTCGTCTTTCTCCTTATCAGAATTTTCGTGAAGCTCTTTAGTAGGGCTCTCGCTTATAACCGCGTCTTCACTTGTAGATTTTTCGACTTGTGAATGTTCTTCTGTTTTCACATTAACAACATTATCACAGTCTTCGCCATTAGCGTCAACCTCTAAAAATTTAAAGATTGGGTTTTGCTCTGTAGCGACGTTAGTGACTTTAAACATTTTTTCTTGATAGTTTACAAGATCACCATGTTGAAGTTTGCTAGCATCTTCGGAAAGCAAGTTTGTGAACGGGATAGATGCCATAGGATCTTTAATTTCAAGCTCCTCTTCATCATCCTTTTCCATACCAGTGACTACTTCCTCAGTTTCTGCTTTGACCTCAACTTCTTCAGTATCAGCTTTATCTTCAGTAGCTTCCTCAATTTCAGCTGTTTCTTCAACAACTTCCTCAGAAACTTCTTCTGATTTCACTTCAACATCAGTTTCAGTTACTTCAATCTCAGCTTCTTCAGCTTTGATTTCGGTAACTTCTTCTTCTTTTGAGTTACTCATTGCTTCCTCCTCGGTTGGAGACATCGGACGTTCGTTAATAACTTCGCCCTCCTCCGTGCTATGAATTGGAACACCTGCCATTGTAATGTCATGAGAATGCCCTTCGGCTTCTAGTATAACACCTGCAACAACTTTGTGAGCGTGGTTTTTCATATGAGATGCGTAGGTTGTTACACCATTCCCACTCTCATCCATTTCAACTGTATGATAGTGACCATCGCTCATGTCGGTGATTCCTGCTTTAATTTTACGCATCTTCTTAATTTCTTCGGCGTCAGCCTCTTTTAAAGACTTTTTAAACTCGTTAAATTCTTCATCTGAATCAAAAGATTTTCTAATAGAGAAAAGAGAGTCTTGATTACAAGGAACAGAAACTACAGAAATTTCTAGCAGTTCTACCTCAGTAATCATCATAGAATCGTCTTCACGATTATATTTTCCATCTTTTACTCTAAATCCTACAGAAAAGCTTTTTAACGCGCCATCTTTAATAAGAGTTTGGACTCCGTGATTTTTTTCAGCTGCTTCAGAAACAGCACATTCAACAAAAATACCTTTTTTATCAACACGGATATTGTCAACACGACCTATTGGACAGTCATGTTTATGTTGATAGAGGAGAACTGGATTACGACGATAATTATCAACGCCTTTAGCCCATGCTTCAGCAGTAACAACATCGCCAGAGCGATCTTTTGCAGTAGTATTGGCATAACCAGCAATCTTTAAAGTATTAGAACCTTTTTTAAGTGCTTTAGTTTCGAAGGAACTGTTTAAATAAAGAGTTTTATTCATTAGTTGTATCCTCTAAATTATTAGATTCCTCTTGAGAGGGTCTTCCACCTTGGGATGCGTCTGTCGCACTACCCGTAATGTTCTGTGGTATTCTTATGGTATCATTATTTTCCATTTTTGGAAATCTTAATCCTTCACGAGCTTCATTTGGGGTGATAATTCCTGTGTTTACCAGAGTTGAGTAATAAACAGCTTGCGTCCTATTATCAGGCTGAAGGGCAGGAACACTGAGTCTATCTGGAGTGATAGTTACTCCTCCGTTAAAGAAGTGAGAAAAGGCTGAACAGAATTGATTTAAGATAGGTAAGATGGTATGTAAATAAAATAGCTTTTGATTTGCATCGATATTAGCATTATTACCAGATTTTAAAAGAACATAAGGCACGCCTAGTGCCTTTGCCATATCTTGTTGAATTCTTTCGATAGAGTTCTCAAAGTCAAGTTGATCAAAAGACTTAGTAGAAAACTCATCAATCTTTAATCCGCCATCTAAAATTGCGGGATTTCTAGCCCCATCAAAAATAGTAGTATAAGAAGCTCTCCAAGATTCTAGAAGTCTTTCTTTAACTCTTTTTGAAAGAATATTATCAGTAGTTAAGACAAAACCTGGAAGTGCGTTGTTCTTAAAGAATTGACGTTGAAACTTAATCATATAGTAATACAGTTCCATTAAGCTAAGAATAGGCTTAAGTTTGGACGTGCCTCTAAAAATTGATAATTCATTTTCAGCCATAACATGAATTATTTCGTAAGGCTCAAAACGAATTGATTCAGCTTTAGACGTTTGTTTACCGCGACCAAAACCATAGAAGTCATTAGCTTGTTGGTTATGAACTAAATAATTATAATGAGACACAAAAGCACGATCATCAGGAACTACTTCAACATCATTAGCTGGTAATAAGTAGAGAGATTCACCGTCATAGTAGAAAAAAGCATTACCATCTAAATGAAAATCTAAAAAAGCTCTTCTAAATAACCTAGCACGATCCTCAAAAGGATTAGGCTTTATATTCATTAGTTTATTTACTTTTTTAGCAGAACCACCACTGATGTTAAGTGGTATCTCTGTCAATGCATTGATTACCATCTCTACAGAGCGATGAACAACTTCAATCTCTCTATACGCCTGTTCATAATCTACAATAGTTTCGGGAGACGCAAAAGGTTCAAGAGAAGCTATAGAAGGCTGTGCAGGGTTAAGCTTTTCTGCTACCCATTCTCTGAAACCGCGTCTATCATTATCTGCCATGTTTTTCCTTTTGAATGTCCAACCAATTTTTAATTTTAAGAGTTAAATGATTAGAGTATCGTTGCCCATAAATTGTGTGTAACCTCTGATGATGAGATTTACATAATGTGAATAAGTTGTGATGGTCTAAACTTTCCTTACAGTCTACTGCAAATTTCTCACGAAGGGAAGTAATTTTTTCAACAGTATCAATTTCAGTAATCTTATTACGAGTACACCAGTCATTAAATAACTGACTCACAGAATAAAGGTGATGAAGCTCTAAGTTCTCAATAGAACCACATACATAACACTCATCACGCAATTTATAATCTTTCTTAATATAATCTCTTATATATTTGATAGGAAATCTTTTTAACTCAGACATTTTTGTAGCACTTCCCAACGTTTAATGAAATGATCTGGATGTTTATTTAAGCCTACATCCCCTTCTCCTAGATTTAACACTTTTCCAGAAACAGTAGGTAGATGCGTGTAATTCTTAAGTTTTTTAACAAGGTAGCTTACAAGAATATCGTCCCCTCTTGTTAAATGAATATTGGCTAAAATATCAGACTTAACACTATCAAGACAAGATTGTTTTACCATAATTACTGAACCTACTAAAAAATCAACTTGTGCAGCTGTGCACCAAACATCTTTAAGTTGTTTATAGTGTTTTGCCTTAGAAACACCATGCTTACCGTATATACCTACTATGTCTTGTTGCATATCATACATCTTTTTTATTAGTAAGGGATGAGGCAGTAAATCATCATCTAAAATTAACTTATACTCTTCTGGATAGTCAAAACATCTAACCCAACGTTCAATACAATACTTATTTTTTGTATTATTTATCACATCAACTTTAGGATGGCTAAAAGGTTGGAGTGGATTATTGTTAATTACAGTGATTTTAAAATTTTTACATAAAGAGTCGCAAATCGCTTTTACGTTATTTGGTCTTTTATAGTTTAATAGTATAATTCTAAGCATAAATTGATATATTACTCATTTTTTGGTGTGTGTAAATTGCGTATCTGACAGCATCACACGGGTGAGAAGCCCAATCGTGAACAGCTTTAGGAGTTTCTGTATTAGGATTCCATTTGTATGCTGCCATTGCAGAATAAGTGTGTCTTGCCCCTTCAGTATCAAAGAAAAGTCGATCTTGCTGAATTAAAACTTGTACAGAGTTTATACCATCGTTTACAGACTTAATAGCGTTCTCACAGTAAATATCATAATCGTATGCAAAATCTGCTTTTACTTGTTGAGCTGCAGAATCAATGTAAATAGTATCAATCGACCACTCATCTATTTTTTCTGCAATTGCTGCAGCTAGTTCTGATGTAGTTGATTCTTTTGATATAAATTCGTCTATGATAAAGTAATTATCACCATCTGTACCTATAACGACAAATACATTTTCATCACGATACCCAACGTCTAGACCTGCGATAACTTCTGAAAAACGTTCGCCTACAAAGTCTCCAATATGCTTATCT